TTAAAATCAAAGGGGTTCTTTGATATAGAGAACAGTCAACTTCGTGACGGCTTTTACAAGGATAACAACTTTCAACTTAATGACATACTGCTTGTAGTAAAACCTACAAAAGCGGTTAAGGAGAATATCGCCCACAAAACCTATGCGACCCCCGTATACGGAGAGGTAGTTGGTGTCCCTGATAAAACCGTAGATGCTTACTTGTTGATTCCAGATTCGGTTCGTAAAAACAAGGATATTACTATGGAGCCAAACATGGCGGCTCAAGTCGTAGCACCATACGGAACCAGGGTAACTAACATTAAAAAGGTTGTTAATAGCCAGCAGGCTCTTAGAGCCGTCAAGAGACTACGTCAAGTTATCGAAGACAGTCCCGATGGATTTACTGTAGACACTTCTGGTGAGTTTGCTACTGGAGGATACATAGTTGCTCCTGAGAAATCTACTGAACGAATTATTAACAAAGAAGATTTTAACCAAAAATCTCTTACTCAATACATAATCGACAACCAACTTAGCCTCAATAGAGAGGGAGCTATGCTTGGCGGATGGTATAATAGTGAAAACGGAGAGTATGTTTTAGACGTTGTGTTTGCTATTGACAATGAGCAGGACGCAATAGATATTGCCATCTGGGGCGATCAAGATGCTTTTTTTAACCTAGATACATTCACAGAAATACGAACAAAAGATGATAACAAAAATCCAAAAACCCCGCAAGGAGACACCCGCACAGCAAGTGAAATCCTCAGCAGGAAACCAGCCGAAAATCTTGGCGAGTATTCCTCCAAAAGAAGACGAGACCCCAGAGGCATTCGCCAAGCGGTTCCTGGACAAGCTGTCCAAGATATAACTGCTCAGGTAGCACCAACAGACCCAGGGGGTACATTTAATCAAAATACCCTGGATCAATTTATTACAAAGAATTTTTTACCCTTATCGAGAAAGATAGGGTCAGACATTGTACCAAACTATACGGTTCCTCTAGCTCAATACAATGCTACACAGGGCGTTATTGAGTACAACCCAGCGGCACTTGCTCGACAGGACCAAAAGTATGTAACTGCTGCTATGCGTGAAGAAATGATTCACGCAGCAATGTCCAAGGTTATTTTACAAAAAGCCAAGGGCAAGAATGAGGGTGAAGCATTTCAGTCATTTATGTCTAGCTTAGGACAAAGCCTGACACCGGAACAGCGCACAGCTATATCAGAGGTTTATTCAGGTCTAGAGACTGACGCACAGTTTGGTGCTGAGTACAGTCGGGCTGCTATACAGCAAGCATTGTATGGAGATATTACCGAGAGCTACATTCGCAAAGGACCAGCATTTGAAAAACTCAAGTCCCTTTTGAAGTCAGTGCAGTCCTACTTGGCTAGAACTTTAGGAACGGAAGTTAAAGCAAACCCAGAGGCCGCTGGAGTTATCCGTGCTTCTGCCGAGCTGTTACAGCAGATTGATCCCAGTGCTAGGCTTATCAACCAGACAATCGTCAAAGAAGCTACGGCTCAGTCGGCTCCAGTCTTCCCTAATTCTAATTACGGATTTGCTGTTCAGGGCGAACCCTTCAATGAACGAAAAATAGAAATCACGGCTTTTGATAAGTACGCGAAAACAATGAATGCTTTGCTGGCCGATATTGATCCAGCCTTAAAAAACTTTAGCAATCAGTATTACTACAACATTGAAAGCAAATCTCTGGACAGATTGAGAGCCGCCTTGCCCTTCGTAGAAAAATACAGGGGGATTGAAAAGAAAAGCAAGCGGGACTTCCAAAGACTAAAAAGATTATTGTTGTTCAGTGAAGTATCCGTCAGTGAACGCGGTCAGAATTTTATTAAAGAAAGAGATGCACTCCTTAAGAAATATGGAATGTATAATGACTTCCAGCTAGGACCCAGGTTTATCTTGGACGAAATCCTGGACGAGGGAACTAAGGCAGGTGTTGAGATGGGCAAGGTGTATGACTACATGCCTCGGTTCATCAATGACCTAGATAAGGTAAAAAATTATTACGGCAAGTCCGCTAAGACTGGCTTTCGGGAGTATATCAAAGGAACGAAAGACAGCGAAGGTAATGTAATTATTAAGGGCCAGAACCGAGAGATCCGAGATGCCCGTGCTGAAATAGATAGGTTGCAAACAGAAGGTAAGCCCGTCCCTGAGTCCGTTCGTGAGTTAGCTAACAAGGAGATTATACCTGTACTAGGAGGCCAAGAAACAGCTTACTATGAAGCCATTTACTTCGACGATTATCTGAGGCAGCAAGGATTTAAAAAGCCTAGAGGAGCAACACCTAGCAGCACTAAAGAAAGAACTGTAGGAGTTCTTGAAGGTGATCTCATTCCGTCAAAAATCATTGATGCGTACGATGACATTGATGTAGCCCTGGAAAGATACATCTATAACATGACATCATCGCTTGAGACACTACGTGCTATTGGTCGTCGTTACACATATGAAGACACGGGTATTAAGATTAATAAAAACGAAGTGCCTAGTGATCTGTCTGTTCTGTTAAGAGAACTTGTAGCCGTTAACCGTATCACGGAAGAGCAAGCAGAGGGAATCATCCCGGACATCTTCCAACGTGCAGTCAGAGTACGAAAGCAAGAGGCTGCGCCGTTAGAATTACTTAGAAGCCTGGGTTACATATCAGGACTTGTAGAGTTCACCTCAACCTTATCGCAACTCCTGGATACCAGCTTTGTCATGGTAAGAAACAATCCAATCGGAACTTTAGCTGCGGTGCTTAGAACCAATGTAAAGGGTCAGATGGTTGACATAGATGTAGAACAAATCGCTAGTGAGTTTGTTAAGGACAAGACTGCAAGGACGGACGGATCCAGGTTGGCTAAAGTAGCTAATTTTAGTAACAAGGCACTTAAAAAGTTGTTAACGACTACCGGCTTCAGGCAGTTGGACATGAGGATGAAGAATGCAAATCTTACTGCAAACTTCAATCGATACAGAAAACTGACTAAGGAGTACTATCGAGATCGCAACAGCAAAAAATCAAAGCTATTCGTTTCAGAACTTTCTTACTTAGGCTTGAGTCCAAATCAACAAATTCAATTCATGGCTGAACTCAAAAGGTTCAAGCCGGGCAAGCCTGATGCAGAGCAATTTAGAAATTCACCTATAGTTAGGCAGGTTTTATTTTCTAGGATCAACGAGTCCCAGCCCATGAGTAAGGGTAGCCGTCCACTGGCCGCTACAGAGAATCCAAATGCTCAGATCTTGTACATGATGAAGAGCTTCATGGTAAATCAAATGAATAGCGTTCGGTCAGAAATTATTCAGCGTATTGCCAATCCAAGACTGTCTGCTCTTGAAAGACGCAGGGCGTTGTCTGATTTATTTATATTATTATTTGCCTTAGCAGGGGTTGGTGTACCGGTTGCGGGATTAAAGGATTTCATAGCAGGAAGACTTGGATATTTCAATGACTACATCTTTAATGCTTTACTATCCCCATTGGGCATCAGCACCTACACGGGATACAAAATAAAAAGAGAAGGTATTTTTGGTGCGGCTGTTTCTTACTTTGCTCCGGTATCTTTGCAAATGTCGGGTGATATGTTATTTATCATGCAAAAACTTACCAATGGACAGAAGGTTCAACCTAAAGATATAACCGCGTTTGCACCTTATAGTGAAATTATAAACAGGGTGTTTGGGTTCAACACTGAACCTGAGATGCGTAAATATAAGCGCAAGAAAAAGGTTGGACAAGAACCCATTGTAATACCGCCTGATATTAAAATCCCTCAACGGTTGTTCTAGTAAAAGGGGCTGCTCCGGAAGTTGAAAACGGAACAGCCCCCAAGGACTAACAAAAGTGCGGACCATGAAAAAACCGCGCTTCGCCTGGGATTACTCCTTAGGCTTACCTTGTATTTATACTATTGAACCAACTAACACACGAACCATTGTGTGGTAGAATAATTATAACATGGATGCACTATGTCTAATGTCAAGTTTAATGCTCCAGCCTGTGACAATTTGCACAAAGAAGTTCGCACTTCTTTAGTTCATTAATAAATTGTTTTCGAGTCCCCGCTCTTCTGTAGTGAGTAATCTGTCTAACTTTTTTATATTCAGGCAGGTGATGGCAGTCGAACTGCACTGCCTTTCCTTTAAATCCACACTTTTTGCAGACATATCCACCAAAAAACTCTTCAATGGTTTTGTGGTAAATAAGTGACCGCCTTTGGTGTGGCTTCATATCAAATAAACTGCGAGTAATCCTCCATCTGTTGAGTGCCTTTATTAAAGAGAATTCGGCCCTGAGTATATCCCATGCCCTCCCGCTGTTTGGCTAGAGTCCAGCGGACGTAATCGGTCCCCTGCTCCCTCTCTGATAGTGTCTGCCACAAGAATATGATACTGTCAGCATCCTGCTCCAAGGCGCCACTCTCACGGAGATCAGACATGATGGGTGACCGGTCATCCCTTTCAGATTCACGGTTCACCTGCGCCAGCAACAGGATAGGTATATCTAAGTCCTTGGCAAGTAGCTTTAACTCACGGCTGATCTCTGCAACCTGCTGCTCTCTGGATATGTTCTTGGACATGGGCTTTATAAGTTGGCAGTAATCAATAATGATTCCATTTAAGTCGTGCTTTCTGTGCATACC